GGCTGGTTTTCGTTCACGCTTTTTCATAATAATAAAGGGGGAGAGTTTCCCCTCCCCCCTCATTGATGTTAGATAGTAGCGAAGATAGCGGAGTTAGGAAGCATCAAGTTGATGGCTTCGTAACACTCAATCCGGGCAGTAACCATGTTGGTAACGAAGTTGTTTTGATCTTCGTAACTCAATTCAATGTTTACACCGTTCACCTCTACTCTTTCGAGGAAGCTATTGTCTATCAAGAAAGCACGGTCATTAGGCACCCAGTTACAACCAACGATAGGCACACCGGCAATGTTTAACACACCGGATTGACCGATCGTAAGACCACCGGCACCCATGTAGTAACCATTGGTGAATGATTCGTTCAGCAGCAAAGACCATTGTGCGTTAGAAACGAACACAACAGATGCAGCGAAATCACCTGCACGCAGGTTACCAATCAACTGGATAATCTTACCCAAGTCAGCAGATGCAGAAGTGGTGGTAGAACCAGTAGCGGCACCGGATACGGTAGAGAAGAAAGCAGCGTTTTCTGACTTGAAGAAATCACGAGTTAGCAAACGGGGTAAGGTTTGGCTCATGAATGGCAGAGATGCAAGCATCTGGCGGCTGAATTTGCTGAAACCAGCGATGAACTGATTTACAGTCTTAACCTCAGTCAAAGAATAGTTATTCTCCTGCTTCAGTGATCCTTCGAGTTGTGCAGCGATGTTGTTGGCATTACCTGTAGCCTCACGGTATGTAACATACAAACCGGTCGGGCTTTGTGTGGTAGGCACGAAATCACGGAAGTTAACCAAATGATTAGGCTGGATTGCTTGGCGGCTATTGTAAGTAGCAACGCTATCACCGGAAAGGTTAGAAGCAAGAGTGATTGTCTTTACTTCTGGAAGTTCCAGGTGCAGACGGCCATTCTTTCTCATTTCGGCTTCGATGTTCACTCCTTCGAGTTTCTCGGCAAGTGCTTCGCTGAATGATTTGCCTTCGGGTTGGCCTTTCTTTACTTTAGTGGTCAAAGCATCGAATTGTGCCTGCATTGCATCTTTGAACTCTTTAAGTTCAGCAGCAGTTGCAACTGATTCGAGTTTGCTTTGAAGTCCGGCTACAACGGATTTGGCTTCAGCAGCATCGGTTTTTGCATTGGCACTATTGGCCAGTACTTGCGTAAGGTTATCACCGATAGATTTTACCTCCGCAGCGATTTGTTCTTGTGTCATTTTACAAGTGTTTTAAATCTGTTATTTAATTGTTTGAGTGCGTCAAATACTACTGCGCTATTATCTTCCGGGTCAAGTGTTGCTGCGGCAACGGGTTGAGTGGTGAGTTCTGATATTGCAGTTTGTATCTGTTTTATTTCAATCTCCAATAGGGAGAAAGTGTCATCTGTAAATGTGCCGTGCTTAAACGCTTTGAGTAACTTTTCCAATCTCCCGTTTAGCGTTTCCTTCACTACTTCCGGCTCCATTCCCTTGTAGATGGATATTGTCGGAGTTTCGGGGTTTGCCGCCCATAAAACGGCACTTCCTTCGTAAAGCATCAGTTCTGTAATGGTGCGTATGCCGGTACTATTATCCATTTCGGATTTAATAGTACTAAAACCGATTGAGTGCTGATTGATAAGACCTGCTTCGTAAAGTTTCAGCATATCCTCCCCCATTTCCGTTTCAATAACTTCTGTAACGGCTATGAGCGCATCGCCTTCAACGTATAACTCTTTCGGCTTACCCAAAGCATACTTCATCGAAGTTTTATGGTCAACTAATGACCAAATAAGATTCTTCCCTTGCGGCCCTCTTGCAGTAATTGTGCGAGTAAATGCAGCAGGACTGATAATGTCATTGTCAAGGTCAACATTGCTCATCCTTGCCCATACGGCTTTCACCTTACGGCTTTCTTTGTCAACATCTTCGACACCATTCATTATATCCTTAACGCTATATTGCTTCATTCAATAACATTTGTAATTGCAAAAATAAACTATTATTCCATAAACTCCACAGGGTGCCAGCAGGCCCCTTTAAGTTGCCTTGTATTGATACGGGCATATCGTTCTCATCTCTCACTACTTCAAATCCAACGGTGCAGCGACAATTACACACATTCCCTGCACTTGCCCGACTATCGCCTGGATATTCCATCTGTTCTACACTACCCATACCGGGTACGGTGAAAGGTTCATCTACTGCAACACGCTTTCCATCCATGTGCAAATGGTCGAACTTATCACGGGGGATGCGCCTTGTTCTATCATCGGTTATCGCTATCCATTCCTTTTCGGTTTGCAGACCTGTTGATACGGCACCTAACAACGCACCCTGATTTGCGGCTCTTGTTGTTTCTGTTCGGGCAATGAGTTCTGCTCTATACGCATTGATACCTGACTTTTCTAATTCGGTCATCATTTGCGTTATGCTCCACCCTTCCTGCATACCTTTAATTAATACCTTGCGGATAGTTTCCTTCGTGGTATTGGTAATGCCATCGGTCAGCATAGTCAATCCCTGATCTAAAAATAACTTAATAACTATCGCCCATCTTTGTTGAGGTGTCAAGTTATCCTTGATACCTGCTTTGCGCCTAATCTTATCATAGTTGTACTTCGCCATTGTCATTCCTGCACCTTGATGCAGTTGGCTGATAATTCGTTTCAGTCCGCTTTGGTCGGGTTGTTCACCATTGAGTATAGCTCTGCATTGCTTATCAAGTTCCTTCTTAATAAGCACCCTGTATTTCTTTCGGTATTTATTGTATAGTTGGCGGTACATCTGGCAGATTAGTAAAGTCATCCATTGGCATCAATCCCTGTGGAATATACAACTTTTGATAATCTTCAAGCGGAACGTTCGGATCCGGTGCTATACCCATTACCTTCAGTTTCTGCTCCGGTGTCAGCCACCATGATGTATTCAACCATTGCGCCTGTGCTTCCCTGTTCGCTTCGAGTTCTTGGTAAACGGTCAAATCGAAGTCCACGAATATATCAGTATTCTTGTACCCCCAATCGGTTTTCATCTTACGGTTAAGGTTATCCCGGATGGCAATCAGTTCGGGAAGTACTGCCCGTAATGTCAGCGATTTCTCCGCTTCCCGCATATTGTTGTATGTAGCGGCATCCTGCGAACCTAATAGAACCGGAGGTACACCATAGATTGAGCATAACGCTTCCTTATCCCATTTCTCTGATTCGATTAGTTGCAGGTCTTTGGCAGGTAGGCCAATCTGTGTCCATCCTACTTTGTACCCTGATACGGCTGCACTACCATGCTTGCCGGCGCCGGATGCCATTGATATTTGCGTTTTAAGTGCCTGTGCTTGCGCGCCACCACTTAATGGGTCGAATCGCATATCATCCATGTAAAGTACACCCTGCGGCCCCATGTTATCGAACATCGCAACGGATGCGGTCTTTGAACTATTGGAACGGGTTAAGACCTTCGATGCCGCCCGTAAAGGCGATAATCCATACAGCTGCCCACCGGTTGCTGACCATTCGGGGTTGAAGTATTTATCATGCAGAATCTCCTCTGTATTGAACGGAATGTACTGCCCATAGTAAAGTTGATACGCAACCTTCTTTGGCGGGAATTGCTCAATATCTACTTTGATTGCCATGTATTGGGATGGTAGTACATACAACTCCATTGGCTTGCCCTTGTTCACGGAAGCATCGCCAACCATTTTTGCATAGATGAAGGAATTGCCCGTTATCTTCTTGAAACCTACCCATTGTTCAATAAGGTCTGACCATGAATCTTCACTATTTGGGTATTTGAGCAACTCATTCAGCCGGGCATCGCCTTCGTATAGTTCAAATGCCTGTTCTTTCAGTTCCTTCAGTTCTTTGAGGTCAATAGTAACGGGTGAGTTTAATTTCGCCTGGTACTGCTTTGCTTTCGCCTTATCCTTAACTTTATACACTCCCCATGGTGCTACTTTTGCCTTTTGGGTGATCAGCGTAATAATGGCATATACCAAGTCATTGCCGATATAACTATCCCTAACAAT